TATGGCAAGTCATATTAAATGGAGCCAAGTATCCAACAGACATCCTAAAAGATATTAATTCATCATTATTCCACCAAGGCAAGAAATGTTCATTTCCATCTAAGTCATCATTGAAATTGTGAGAGAATGAACGATAATCTATAAATTTATTAGTATACTTTAATGTATTAACAGATAGTGTTTTATCTACATACTGATTTCCATCAGAAGACATATATGATTTCCACAGCTTGCCATACTTTTTTCTGTATAAAGCTAACTGGCTATTGGATTGTTTTTCAATAGCAACTTGCCCATCTAACATACCATGTACTGATGGCTTGCCCTTAAACTCAATAGACGATTGTTTCGTGTTGATTAACTTTCTCATGTCTCTATCAGTTAATGCCATTATGTTACTGCCTTATTACCGATAACTCTATATTCAATAGTCATATCATTAATTTCAAATATACCCGCAGTTGGTGCATCAAATTTAATTTGTATACTTTGACATGAAATAGGATTAGTGGTTGTTAAGGTAACAACATCCCATACATCTGATGTATCGGCAAAATTTCCGGTAAATGTACCACCACCACCTCCTGAAAAATTCTGTATACCATCTATAGCATATTTAAATGGAGTAGTTTCTGCTCCATCTGATTTATAAGTTACAATAACTTTATATATTTTCTTGATTAATCCCGGTTCACCAAAATCTATATCTTTTGTAACAAAATCTTGGTTTGCTTGAGCAACGCTTACTGGTAAATATTTTTGAAATGTAGCAGTGCTACCATTATCATACGCAAGCACTAAATTATTATTCCAATCTGTAATAAAATTTGTGTAACTCTCACTATCTGTAAATATCTTTGTATTATAAGACCATCCATTACTGTCAAAATCGTATATCCAAGCCTGTTCAGAGCTACTTGTAGAATCATTAGGGCTTCTCATCATTATAAGAGAATTACTAATTGAATCATATCCTAACATTACATCTTTTAAATGAGTAGTTCCTCTATACCAATCGTTCCAAGGTCTATTCGTTTCTGTAAAAGAAGGACTACTAACTGCTACTTTTCTATCAATTAAATTTCTTACACTTTTACCATCATATAAATAACATCCATCATCAGACACCCAAGCTATGCCATACTTAGTTTTAGCAACACTAAAGGGGAAATTGACACCAAAGTATTTAACAGTTTCTTCAAGATACCAGTTAGAGGCACTTGGGCTCGCTATATTAATAATATGTACCAGATTATTTTTGAATGCTAAAAGCCTATCAGCAAAAGATTCTATAGCAGTATACTCACCATAATCACCCTTTGACACATCTATAAAATTGTGTTCAAGGAATGTATCAAACTTTCCAATCTCACTATACATCAGCCTATCGCCATACTTCTCAATATCTCCACTTTTCGTTTTTATTTTAACATTAGCTATAAAAGCTCTTCTATTAGCTACTACAGAAGCTTTATATAATTCCCCAGCTCCACCAATAGCAACAAAATTAACATCAGGACTAAATCCGTTTATAGTTGTATATGTATCAAGATTTGGACTTTTTGAATTACCAAGAGAACTACCAACAACGTAATAACCTATACCAGCTTGATAAGTCCAAGCAACATGGTCTCCATCAAGTGATGTTCTAACTCCTTTAACTATATCTATATCTGCCAGCAACACTAAATCATCATCTGACGAATTTAATCTTGTATATATCCTACCTCCAGTTATTCTCCCATTATACGCTAAATCAGCATATACAGAAACTTTCAATGCTTTTTGACCCGGATGGTTATGGGTAAATTTCGCAATAGTGGAAGCCCCACTTCCCATTTGTACTGGCAATGATTCTTGATTATCATCATATATAAATGATTGGTAAAACTCATATAATCCTTCTTCCCAATCGCCTACTCCAACATCCGATACTGCTATATTAAAACCTAATCCACGCTCTATAATAGGAGTATCTAGGTCATTATATGAATCTGGGGCAGTACCTTCTAGGGCTCCTCCATAAGACCTACTATATGTTATTGGGTCTCCACTACTTCCAGATGTCTTTTTACAGAATAAAAATTCTCTTGGTAATACACCAAGAGCTTCATCAATAGTTATTACTTCTCCTTCTGAAGCTTGGTCTAATATAATATCATCATCAGTATTTTCAAAAGTGAATGATGTTGCGGTAGTATTATGAGCCGCATTAAGTCTTAAATCACTGGTGCTATCTTTTTTTACTCTCGCAACTCCACGATTATTTTGGTAATAACTTACAGCACTGGCTGTACCATCATGGGTTGTATGACCATATACATATGTATATATTCCTGATGCTATTTTAGGAGGAGCTAAATTATTTGGATGTTCTTGCCATTCTGCAAATACAAGACCATTCACATTATTAAACTGCTGTCTTTGTATATACCCATACCATTTTATCAAACTTGTATTCTGTTCATTAATATTACATACTCTCAATGCTTCATCTGCAAAATGATATATATATTTAGCCTCATCTCCGTTAAGAGTAGGACTAATAGCAGATTCCTCCCATCCATCAGCAGTTACTGGACTCGTACCAACATAATCAGTAGTAGCATTATTTGACCAAACATCAACACCATTGGCATTATCAACATCTCCCAATGCCACTAATTTATCACCCGGAGCCCTGATAACTTCTATTTGTGGGACTGTAGAGCCAGCAGATGACTCAGCAGTTAATGCACCACCTTTTACACAATAATATATATCCATATCACCAAAAGTTAGCGTAGTACCACCGCTAACAACGCCATCTGTTACCGGGGCTATCACAAAAGTTGCTGGGTCTGAAGTCGATGTAATGGTTTTTATAACAGTATTAGCCGCTATATTTGTTCCAGAAACAGATAGCCCTACTACAAGTTGAGTATTAGCACCGTCCATTATTATGGTATTAGCTCCACTACTTATATCAGCCGACCTTGTATCATCGGTAAAAGTAGTACCAACTCCTTCACCAGTACCTGATGTTTTAACTACATCAGTTATAGTATATACACTATTATTACTAGCTGTTCCCGATACCTTTACCGTATCACCAATTTTTATTAGATTATTTGTATAGATAGTACTATTTAAGGCATTTAAACCTCCTACAAGTTTTATATGGCTTTGTGATGGTATTGGCATATTATAAATTTATATACATTTTATAGTGGAGCTTCTGAATAATCAGCGGGAACATCAGTTGTGGTTTGTACTAAGACAAAATTAATATTACCAACAGCAGTTCCTATTGTCAATGCTGTTCCAGATTTTGTTTCAGTAATAGTTTGGTCTGAATCACGGCTATGGTCAGACTCAAAATAAAATAAACCATATCCACCAGAGCCTTCAACATCAGCGATTCTATTAACTATATATTCAGTCAATGGAGTACCGCTCACAGTATCAACATCTCCATCTGAATCTGCTAAATTATCATATAGTCCACCAGCAGTTTTTATTTTACCAAGAGCATCAATAGACATATTTTGAATAAATGAACATTCATTATCTTTTATATCTCTTGGGTCTTGTCTATTATTTATACCACCAGACCAATCTCGTAGCGTGTATCGCTGTTTAGGCACTATTTAGCGCCTTTGAATTTTGAGAAAAATCCTTTCTTCTTTTTTTTACCTTTCTTCTTAATCTTCTTACCTTTCTTTTTCTTCTTCTTTTTAATCTCGGACATGGCAATATCTGTGCTATCTAACACAACTGGTTGTGGTTGAGAGCTATTAAGAATACTTACTAAAACCATTGTAGTAATTGTTTTCACTTAGAACTCCTTCATAACTTTTTTTATTTTTTCTACCATCTCGTCATCTTTCTTTGATGGTGTAGATTTTGCAATCAGTCCCATAACCCAAAGAATCATCCCTTTTGCTCCACGTTTTTTTATTTGTCTTTCAATGTACTTAGAAAGCATGCTCATTTTGATTCTCCTTTAACCATCTTAGTTAAACCCTGCCAAACCACATCTAACAGTATATCGTCTTTATCAGATGGAGACATTTTTACAAGTTTTTCCAAAACCATGAATCCTAGTAGAACCCATTCCCAATTCATTTGCAACCATTCCATTACATTACCTTCATTATTAGGTTTACGATTATAGGAATAGCAAACATTGCTACTCCTCCCCAAGTTTTTATTTTTTCAATTTCTATATTATTTGAATTTGTCTTACCATTCAACATATCTAAATGATTTTCAATCTTTGAAACTCGATGGAAAATAGTAATCTGCCTCTCATTTAACTTTGTGAGGTATTTAATTACTTCTTCTCGATGCTGTTCTACTTTCATTTGCTGTTTATCCTACCAGATAGATATGCAATTTTTTCCGATGCTTCAGACAACTCTCTAACAACATCCTCTCTGTGACGCAAAGCTGTATCATCTGATTTATTCCATCGTTCAATTAGCTTAATAATCATACCTTCCATATTCTCTAAAGTTTCTGATTGCCCACGATTTTCAACTTTCAAATCTTCCAGAGTCTTTTGTTGAGCATCTGATTTCTTTGACATTGATACAACTAAATAAACAAACATCACGCCTACAACGCCAATCATTCCCGCTTCGCCGTATATCGCCATAAAATCCATTATTTAAATCCTTAGTTGACATTTGTCACCATTTTTCATGCTCAATCCTTATTTTTCATACAAAATGTAGCATATTTCGCACATTTTACTTCTTTTTACGCTTTCCCCAACTAAGTGGGTTAATATTAAATTCTTTCTCATAGAAATTTACTTTTTCTTCAAGTTGCTCTCGTTGTACCTTCTCTTCCACCATATGTTTGTCCAATAAATCCCCAATTTTAACATCAGCCGTGACCATTTCATCTTCAAGTTGTCCCAATCTAGACTCGATACGCCAATAACCGTAAACAAGCATCCCGACCAGAACAAGTAACTGACCCAACCACTTGAGGTTAATACTAACCACAGCGTTATCATCAACAACAGTCCCCCTATAACTTCTAGCAGTTTCGGGCTTCCCATTAGACATATTTTTTAGTATTATAATCCCGTATAAATATACTTTACGGGGATGTCATAAGATGTTGAAATGTTACTTTCCATAATATTTTCTTTTAATAAAGTTAATAATTTTTTTAAACATAGTTAATTTAGGCATAGATTCTCTTCTTTTAAGCCTTTTAGTCCTTCTTATCCTCTGTAGGCTATGCATACTGCCGTAGAATCTGTATGATTAACAATTCCGCTAAAGTTACCATATAATATTTCACCGGGTATCAAATTAAAAAATGCCGATGTAATATCATCTCCAATATTACTGGTTACTTTTAATTTTAAAAATTCTGTAGTACCACTACTGTCCTTTCCAAGAGCCTGAATAGCTACCCAAGTGCCTGTATCAGGAGCCACAACAGTAGTATCGTGCTCAGCAATAACATCAAACCCATTTTGACCAATTAAAAGATTTAACGCTTCATTTGCTGTATATTTATGCAGTGACATACTATATTCCTATACCTTTAAATGTTTAGATACTTCTGTATCGCCACTCATTTGTGGAACTATTCTTGATAATAATTCCGATTTAGTTTCACTTCCACCGTAAACAACTCCACGCTTATCATAGAAATCTTTTATTTCTGCTTTAGTATTACTATCTGTAGGATAATCTGCTTGTGTAGTAGCTACACCATTAATTATATGATGACCTCCTACTATCAATCTACCATGTCCATCACCATGTTTTTTAGCACATTCTGATACATAGTATTCTTCAGCAGTCTTAAAACTATTGGTTTTCTTAGCTACTGTACCATCTACATCAACAAAGTAATCATAAGACGAAGGGTAAGCCAGAGTCTCAGTAGACCCATCTGCATATGTTTTTGTGCGAGTTGCACCGGGACTTGTATTTCTATGAATCCTAACTCGATGACCCTGACTACACCTTCTTACTATCATGCTTCTGCTTCAACCTCTTCGGCTTCAGGTTCTAAGACTTTCTTGAGTTCTGCATGACCTTTTTGAAACTTCTCTACAAACACCTTTTCACATTCAACTAATTGTTGTCTCATGAAAGCATTTGTATTGAGCTTGTTTTGTATGTCTCTTACATGGTCTTGGTCTAATCCAACCTGACCTGCAAGTTCTTTTTGTGAATCAGTCATATCTTCAATGATGTATTCTTCTCCATCAAGATTCAAGACTGGCTTTTCTTTTTTATCTTTAGCCATTATTGACTCCTTGTTTGTTAGTTAGTTATTTCTTTTCTAATGCTTCCACTTTTGCTGTTAATTCTTGCACTGCTTTGATGAGTGGGACTACTAAAGCTTCATATTCTAAAACTTGTTTTGAGTTTTTCTTTTCACGCCAACCGCTATATGACGTTCCACAAGCATCAATCGCTTCTTTAACATCCTGTGCAATTAAACCATCCCAAACTTTGTTAGCCTGTGCATCAGTCCATTCATGTTCATTACCTTTTTCATCCACTCCATCCTGCGGATTTCTAATAGAATCTGGATATTTAGCTGGATTAACTTTCTTGAATTTCTTAGGTTTCAATAACTTGATAAAGTCAAGACCTAAATCCCCATCTTTAATATCTGTTTTGATTCTTTTATCTGAAAAAGTCGCAAAGCTTACCTGACCTTCTATTTCACCAACACTTGTATTTCCTATGTGAACTTGGTTAGCACCATCAGTAGTCGCTTGGTATCCAACACAAGTTTGATTATTAGCATCTATATCAAAAGCTGTAGCACCTCCAACTCCAGTATTTTGACTACCAGTTGTAATGCTATTCCCCCCATTATGTCCTATGACTGTATTATTATCGCCTTCAGTTAAACCTCCCAAACTATCATATCCCATACTAACATTGCCGAGTGCTCCATTCAAAACTCCATCTTGGCTTTCTCCTCCAATCGCTATATTATAATTGGATGCGGTTCCATCATTCCAATCTCCACCTAAAGCATTATAACCTATAGCTATATTGTGTGAAGATGTAGATGCTGTAGCTCCATCAGTACCTTTCAATGCACCATATCCAAGAGCAACATTCGCCCCTCCCGTTGTATGCCCAGTTAAAGCATGATAACCAATAGCCGTATTGGTAGCACCAGATGTTAGGGCTGTGAGAGCTTGGTATCCCAGAGCCGTAGTTCCATTAGCGGCGGTAGTTGTAAGAGCCGCACCAGCACTATAACCAACCAGTGTACAATATTCTTCATCAGTAATTTGCTCACCAGCCGTCCTTCCAATTATAGTATTTTTGCCACCCGTTGTCAATCTACTTGCCGCATTATCCCCAACAGCGACATTATGCACCCCTTGAGTAATAGCAGTTAATGCAGAATAACCAATTCCAACATTATTGTCTGAAGCATCAGTTTGAATACCAGCACCGCCAGCCAATTCTCCAACGTAAACATTCTGGTCACCAGCACCATCTGGGTCACCAGCGTTCTTTCCAAAAATTGTATTACTTACACCAGTATCATTATTCGATAGCGAGATGCGGGAGCTGGAATCGAGTTTCATATTTGTAGTGAATGTAACTGCACCAGCATGGCTACCAACTGTGGAAGTTGTTTCAAAAATGTGGAAACCACCATCTTGCGTATATAAAGACGCTTCATCAGCTATTATATATTTATACCCACTATTATAATATACATTGCTTCCAATCTTTACAGCAGAACCAGCACCAGTACCATCTGGATGAGCAGAGATTGAGCCAATTTCTCCAATTTGGAGAGCAGTATAAGAAGCCCATGAATCGTCAGGAACTACTCCAATGCCGACATTGCCACCATTGGGATTGATTGACAAATCAGTTTCAACACTTAAGTCGGCACTTCGTGTTGCCTGTATCCACCCGTAAGTACCAGCATGACCAATATCCAAACAATTTGTGCCACCATCTTGAGCAATTCTTAATCCCACACCAGTCGCAGTTGAGCCTGAAGTCGCTGGAGCGGCATCTGCAATATAAGTAGTCAAGATTGCTGTTGGAGCCGTAGTTCCAATTCCGACATTGCCTGCGGAGGTGATACGCATATATTCAGTAACAGTACCATTTAATGCTGTTTCAAATGCCATATACGAGTCTTGAGTTAAAGCAACGCCTGTCCAGTCTGTCTCTGTACCTATACTAATTCTACCAGCATCGGCAACAGCAGGAGTTGAAGCATCATAATAATATTGATTAAATAATACAGAAGTCTCTGTACCATCCATATCTGCCGCA